CTAATAGTGATGACCAAATGGCTGAGATGTTTGACACAGCACAACGATTAGCACAGGCGGTTGGACAAGATGCTACTTACGGAATAGAATCACTTGTTACAGGACTGGGTCGTCAGTCAAAATTGATGCTCGATAATTTGGGTATTATGGTTGATGTCGCAAAAGCCAACGAAGAATATGCGAAAGAATTAGGCAAGACAGCATCAGCATTATCTGAGGGAGAAAGAAAACAAGCATTTATAAATAAAGCATTATCTGAAGGAAAGAGATTAGTAGAAGGTGTAGGAGAAGAACAGAAAACAGCAGCACAAAAAATTGAAACATTCTCTGCATCTATTACAAATCTAAAAACAGCAGTAGGGGAAGCATTAATAGAATCAGGGGCATTAGATAGTTGGACTAAATATTCAGGAATATTAATAAATGTAGCCAATCAATATATAGCCACACAAAAGCAGGAAGAATCCTACTCAGCAGAGATAATAGCCAATGCAAAAGAGATAGATAAGTGGACTACTGCAAACGAAGATTATATGCACAGAATAAGATTAGTAAAATTAAAACAAGGAGAGGAAGAACAAGCATATTTTGGAGAAAGAGCACAGGCAGAACACGAATTAAATACATTAATGCTTAGAACTGGTCTTACAGAGCAGGAAATCCACGATAAGTCAATGAGAGGATTAATAAACGCACGAGAAAAATTACAGCAATATCTTGAAATCCACAAAGAACTTGTCAAAGAAACAGAAGATGAAGCCGAAGCAACTGAAAATGCAAGAAAAGTAACAAAGAAAAAATTAGACGAACAGCTAGAACAAGCAAGAAAACAACTGATTTTTGAAGAAGGGTCTGAATCATTTAATGAAAGAAGGGCTGAATTAGATAAACAACGAGCAGAGGAAAAAATACAACTAGAACAAGAAAACCTTGCTAGTATGGAAGAATCATATCTCTCTTGGTTAGATACTAATATGACATCAGAGGAAGAAAGATTAGAGATTGAAAGAGAGAATATGAAGTTAAATGTTGAACAATATCACGACAAAGAAAAAAGAAAAGAAGAAATAGATAAATTTTATGACAAAAAGAAAAAGGCATTTTTGAAGGCAGGAAAAGCAGCAGAATTTCAAGATGCTATGGGGTCAGTTTCATTGTATGCTGATTCATTTGCAGCAATATTTGGTGCTTTCGGGAAGAACCAAGAACTTGTAAAAAACTTGACAATAGCAAGTGCTCTTGCAGATACCTTTGCAGGTGCGAACAAAGCCTTTGCACAGGGTGGTGTTACTGGATTTGTTACTGGAGCAGCTATAGTTGCACAGGGATTGGGGAATGTCCAAAAAATAGAACAGGCATATAGCCAAGCAAGTGCTCAGTATGGATTTGAAGGAGTTGTAGATGAGCCAACTCAGTTCACAGTTGGAGAAGCAGGAGCAGAAATGGTTACTGTAACACCACTAGAGGGAGTAGATAATGCGGGTGGTGGTGGTACAACAATTTTGATTCAGGGAAACGTGATGATGGACGATTTTGTCGAGGAACTTGCACCAAAAATAGCAGAAGCAGTTAGGCGTGGAACGGACTTCGGTATCTCGTGATAGATTTAGGATCAAAAATAAAACAAGACTTATCCTCTAGTATTAATAATTTTGACTTATTGGTTCATATTAATTCAAGTGGACAAGATTACTATCTAGGCACTCAGCCAATAACATTAGATGGAAACTATTATGACGATGTTATTGCAAAGATTGGGGGTGCTAAAGAATCCATTGATTTAAGAAGTAAAAAATTAAAGCTAAGTGGAACATCAATAACTATTAATAATGCGGAAATCAACGGAAAACGCTTCTCAGATAAGGTTCAGGGCGAGATGTTCGGTGGTGTTGTTAATATATATATAAAAACTCAGTCTTGCGAAACATTAGATGATTGCAAAATAATATCATCTTTACAAATAAGCGGAGTCACGCACGACAGTTCTTCAATTATTTTAAAATGTGAAGATAAATACATAGATGAGTTCCACAAAGAATTACCACTAATAGAAAACACACTATATGAAGGGGTTGATACCTTTACTGGGGACAATGAAAGACGGATCCCTATTTTATATGGACATTTGAAAAAGGCTCCCGCAGTAGTATATATCCGAAACAATGAATCAGAATCTCCATTTACAGATAATAATATTTTAATTGCTCCCGATAAAGCGTTTAAAGATGATAGCGGATATGACATTATTGGGATTAAACAACTTTCCCCTTTTGTTTTGGAATCTACGTTTGGTGGAAGCATGAATCAACTGGTCAAACAAGATGTATTAAGTATTAAGTTAGGCGATTTTGCAGCCAATGTTTATTCTAATCCCCCCGACAGACTTCACAAAGAGTTAGTAAGCGGGAACCAACAAGCAGATTTAGAATATAGAACAGACTGGATAACTCAATTTTCAGTATCAGACGATAGAAGTTTCATTAATTTATTTACGGAATCCCACGCAGATGCTTCTAATAATTTAGCTAGTGGAAATTTATTTTGTGGGGAGGTATCTAAACTAATAGGAGCTAAAACACATAAGGTTAAAGTATATAGAGCAGATTCTTCTCTATTCGATTTATCTTGGAATATTCACGACATTCACTTGAGCACCCCCCATTATACTGGATTAACGACAGATTTGGCATCCACCTCTCCGAACCCTCAAAATTTTGATATGTTAAGTTTACCCGCATTTTATTTAAACGACACAGATGTAGCCACGAATTACACAACAGGGATGTCCGATGGGTTGAAAATAGGAATAAATCAAGAGAATTATATCCTACAAATATTGTATGATATAGGTGACCACAACATAGAGTTTGGGGCACATTTAAGTTTTGATATTCCCACGTTTGAATTAGAATTTGAGCCATTAAAAGCTAGTGCATCGTTATCAAAGGGAAATAAAGAAGCCTTAACGGATGCAAATCTAATATCTTCTTTTCGCCATCACGAGAAAACAATAAGTGATACAGGGAATCTAATAGATGAGGGTAAACTAGAGTATATGCAGTATTGTTTTTATCCTGCACAGGGGAACCAAACAACAGACGAACAGGTTAATGTAGATTTCTTTACTTCTGATGGTTTAGATTTAGTAGAACACCCAGACTCTCCTCTCGTTTGCTCTAAGAATGTGTTGGGTGTTCCAAGTTATGCCTATGGGGGTTATAATCTTTCATTTTGGGGAAGTGCTTATAATCTGAGTGATTGGTACAATGAGTACGTAAATACAGAGGATGATGAATATAACCTTACTTTGCGTACTTTTACTAACCATTTACGTGAAGCCGCAGCAATTAGGGGTACTGCACACATTGCTTGGAGTGTGAATGGTTCTATAAAAGACTATCGACACACATTTCACACAGCATTACAGAATGATTTTGGACATCATAATAATACTTGGCGTGTGTGGCATAAATTTGCAGAAAGAACAAACTGGCTATCTCAAAATATATATACAGGCCTTGCATTCCCTGCGTTCAAAGCAGGAGTAGATTGGGATGGATATAACCAAAGATGTGAATTAGCAATAAACACCACATTTAATGGAATGTATCTAAAGCGTTCTTGGTATCAAAAGGAAGTGTTCAACGAGAATTTCTTTGTTAACGCTAAAGGTAAATACACCCAAATGGCCAATGTTGAGTTGCTTGATGGTTACAATCGGATAATGTATGGAGAGAACCTATCCATATCTTTTCTCTCGGATGAAGTAGATGCTCCAAGTAGTGGAGATTATCGGAGCAAAAATGATCACGTATTGTTCCAATTAATGGACTATTTGACAAAAGATAGATTTAAAAAGTATTATGAGGATGGAAAGGAATATGAATTAATTATTAGCGGGGAGATAGACGATACATCTCCTCCAACAGATAACTCTAAAGAAATTATATTTTTTGATTTTGATGTAAATGATTTTAGAGCAACCCCTGCTGTTTATATAACAAAATATTTATATCAATTTTATTTTAATTCTAAAATTTTTAGACCCGAAATGAGTTCTGTTGCCACCGAGTATATGCACTACTGGGATTATGAAAACAATACGGGAGCCCCGTTTTATGTCGGTAATATTAAACTAGAATATGCCTACAGGAATCTTGACCCCGTTACTGGGGTAATTGATTCATTTACAAAATTGGATGATGCAGAGGTTGGTGCAACTGGAACTCCGTTTACTATTCTAAATGATGAGGATGAAATAGTGAATCGGCAAAAGATTACGTTTGGAAATGAAGGGGCAGGAGCATCGGAAGATAACGCCAACTCTGCTGTATTTATGTATATATCAACACAATCTTATTTAGAATGTCCCGAACCCCATACTCCTGTTGTAATACATACGGATTCATCTTATTTAAAAGAATTAATAACGAAGCCATCAGACGTAGTTCAAGATGTTGCTAGTAGAGAATTAGGTCTATCTTCTGATATAATTAAAAAAGATGTATCAGATAATAGATATAAATTAGATTTTTCTATTGATAAAACAGAAGAAGGTATTGATGTGATGCAAAAAATAGCACAATCTTCTCCGTTTTTCTATAAGAATCAGCTATCAACTGGGAAGCCATCGATAGTTGGAACAAAACCTTTTTACGATAAAACCGATGTTGATAAAGCAATAAATGTAAATCAGATTTTAAAATATAAGTTTACTAAAACTAAAAAAGAAGATGTTGCTCTTAAATGTATAGTTAAGTACGGATATGATTATGTGTCCGAAGAATACACAAAAACAACAGGGGCGGGTGTGGAGGAATCGATGACTTCGCACGATGCAGAAACAAAGGCTATGTATATAGATTATTATGATATAAAAGACGAAGAAACATATACCCTAGAACACGAAGCCCCATACATACAAGACAAGGCAAGTGCTGAGATGTTAGCTAAACATTTATTTGAAATTCACAAGAACCAACATTTGAATATATCTTTTCAGGTTCCGCTAGGAGATAGTGTTGAGTTAGAGGTCGGGGATATACTGTCATTTGTCGATAATAATGGGCTTCGAACAAACATAAATAACACAAAGCCCTTTGGTGTAGATATGAGGAGTGTTTCGTTTTTACCAAAGCCTGATGGAGAGTTTGTTAGACAAGCAGTATTTCCTTATTTTATGATTACCTCTATCAAAAAAGATTTAACAAAATCAGATATTTTAGTAACCCAGTTACACGAACTAGCCCCCTCTCTTTATGATA